GCCCCAGCGTTTCTCTGGTCAATAGTCATATTGCCATTAATAATTCTGTTTTTGTTATTAATGCCTAAGTCTTGCTGGGTGTTTGTATCTAACGTACTCCAGCTAACCGTATTCTGACTTGGTGTAATTGCCTGAGTCGTGGTGCTGAGATAACGCACATAGACGTTCTGTGTGCCAGAGCTTGGTGCAGAAGTAAAGGTAATGGTCGTACCGCTGATGGTGTACGCATCGTTAGGGACTTGCACTACGTTGTTGACTACCGCCTGAATGTCGTTAACAGAGGCTACCGTGCGGGATAAGGTAAACGCAGTCTGAGCGCCTGTGCCATTGAAGTAGTCAGTACCAGAGATGAAACTCTGGGTGGTTGGTGTATTTCCGAGGTATGGCATAGTTTCCTCTTAGGTGATATTCAACACGCTGGTTACTACGTCCGCTGATGAAGCAGCCGAAGAAACAACCTTCAGGGCATCACTGGTAATCAATACAACCTTTTGGTCGCCTCCCACGATGACAAGCGAACTGCCTACTGGCACGGTTGCCGTTTCAATCAAGTAATAATCAACACCTGAACGGGTAATGTAGGCATTTACTGTGATTGGGCTAGACGTGGTGTTAGCCACGGACATACCGATAACGGTAGTTTGTGTTGAAGCGCCAACCGTCACGACTGTGGCGGGAGAAGTTCCAACGTCTTTGTTGACATACGAGGTAAATGTATTTGGCATGTTTTTTCCTTATCCTAATGCGATTGCTAGTGCTACAGCCGTTCCCGCTTGGTCTGCACCAACCGTACTGTAATCAATTGTTCTTGCTACGCTACCATTAAATGTAACAGGAGCTGCGGCTCCACCGGTAGTGGTGATTGTTAATGAGTTTGTTGTGGTACCAGACGTAGTTCCCCAAGCTAACGCTCCTCCGCTAACCACTAAAGCCTGGCCGTTTGTACCAATTCCCAACTTACTAAGGGCGGTAGCGCCACTAGCGTATAAAAGGTCGCCCGTGGTGTAGCTGGACTGCCCTGTACCGCCCGAAGCGGCAGGCAATGCTGTAGTCAGGGTAAGTCCGTTATTAATGAGATACAGTTTTTCGATCTGGCATCCAGAACCAAGGATTAAGTTCCTTGCCCCGCCAGAAGTTCCTGTTAAATTTAAGCGTAAATTACGAGCTGTTTGGGCAGCGTTAGTATCTGTTAGGGTAACTGTGACGTCAGCGCTAGAAAAGGCAACATCTGCCGAACCCGTAATAGCATCCTCAAGGGCCGTACCAAGGTTAGTGTTGGTAGTAGCGCCCCATGTTCCAGACTGCTCGCCAGTAGCGATAAGCTCTATTTTTAGCGGGGAAAAGGTGGATGGCATATCTAGTCCTTATACGGTCGTTATTTCAGTCCAGGTAGGATTTTGGGAGTCATCTACCTGAGTCCAACTTGAGGGCTGGTCATCATTGATAGCAGCCCACGTAATCGTTTGGTTATCATCAATTGGCTCCCAAAATAGCCTTGCAGTAACTGAATCTGTCGCTGTTAACGATTCTATTACAGAGGCAACAAAAATACTAGAGGGAGTTGAAACTATCACGGCAACCCTACCCGAATCGGTAAACCCAGCATAGAAGGTACTTCCTGCCGGGTCCATTACGCCTGTTGCCGTAAGGGACTCATTTATAGCTACAACAAAGTTCTGTAACGCTTCTACAAGGTCGGAAGCTACCCCTGTTTCGCTGACATCAACAAAGTAAGCAAAAGCAGCGTCTAGGGCGTCTGCCCCTGCGGCGGACTCACTTACTGCGGAGGCAAATACCTGCCCAGCAAAAATGTTGTCTGCCCCAGAAGCTGACTCACTTACGGCGGTGGCAAAGTTCTGGGAAGCGGATACGGAATCCAGGGCTACTGAGGTCTCATTTACAGCGGTAGCAAACTGTTGGGTTGAAGAAACAGCGTCGGTAGCGGTAGCGGTCTCATTGACTGCCGAGGCAAAAGCTTGAGTAGCCGATATGGCATCCGACCCGGCAGCAATATCATTAAAAGAAGAATTAAAGCTACTGCCAGCCACAAACTGAGACTCAGAAGCAACCGCACTTTCGTTGACAGCGGTAGCAAATGTTTGCAGTGCAGCAATATTGTCTGTGGCTACGGCAGTCTCATTGACAACGGTAGCAAACAACTGGGTAGCACTAAATGCGTCCGTTGTTGCACTTATTTCACTTACGGACACCTCAAAGGAGCTTGCAGCCACCAATACCGCATCAGAGCCAGCAGCAGACTCGCTTACGGCTGTACCAAAGGTTTGTGCTGCAGAGATAGAATCCGTGGCCGTAGCGGTCTCCGCAACAGCTACCCCAAAGGTTTGTGCTGCAGATACGGCGTCTGATCCGGCGGCTATTTCATTGGCATCTCGGTAATATACCGACATGCCCCATCCGGCTTCGCCCCAGGTGCCTGAGCTCCAGCCGCCGTCTGGCATGATTAACCCGCTACGAGCTGATCTTGCTCAAACCAACGCTGTTGGGTTGTTTCCCCGTCATTCCACTCGATTAAGTAAGACACTACGCCTTCTTCAGACATGCGTAGGGCAATTACTGGGCCTTCTGGAACAACTGCTTTTACCTTTACTACTTCGCCTTTTTTAAACATATTCGTGTCCTTATGCGTCCAAACTAAACGTATATGTTACGTTTAGAACATCACCAGAAGCTACTGTGCGGTCGCCAGGAGCTGCAAAATCAGAAGCAGAAAACAATACACCGGTAAAGCCACCCTTGGTGTTATTGCTAATCAAGAACGCACCACCTACAGTCGAGGTAGCGTTGATATTAAACGCTGCTGGAGAGGCAGAATTACTGATAACAGAAGGGTCAGCCGTAGTCGCTGTGCCAAAGGTGCAGGCAGGGCGGGTAGCGTTGGCATAAGGGGTAATCTCGGTAAAGCCAGCATGGACCGCTGCGGTATCACCAGCAACTGGGTTATTAGACGCAGCAGCGCCGTATAAGCCAATATACCAAGCAGCGCTGTATGTTTCTTATATTTACCCGTAGCACGGGCAGAATCACCAGATTTCATCGCCTTGGTTAAGGTGCTAGAAACCTTGTCCTCAACGCTTAATTTTTCAACTTGCATTTTTAGCTCCTTAAAGAATGCGAATAATTGCTTCATTTGCGGTATTTGGGGGCATTGTGATGTTAAATACATTCAAGGCTCCCGCAGTCTGATCCGTACCAAAATTGTATACAGCGACTGATTTATTCCCTTTGCTGCTATTGTATATCAGCGCTCCACGAGCAGTAAAGGAAACACTAGTCCAGGTTAGATTATTAAAAGTTACGTAAGCAACCCCACTTCCTGTGCTTAGGATAGTGCCTGTAAGAATCTGCCCTCCTGCCGCATAAGTACCTTGGGGAGTGACTTCTCCAGACGAGGTATAGACCAGGGTATTTGGTCCTAAAGTGGCAGTAGAGGTATAAAGTGCAATCTTAAAGGTGTCCGTCAAAAAGTTATGGACGCCTTCTAGGATTTCTCGCTTAAACGAGGTGGTTAGAGTTTGTGTCAGCATTTTAGGTCACCGGAACCCTAACTTGACCAGAACGGTAAGCATCTTGACGCTCAAGGCCATCACCAAGGCGTTTAGCCTGTCCAAGGGCTTCGTTGTATTTTTGCTCTACGTTAGCGATCAAATCAGGCTCGCCTTTCATAAATAAGTAAGCCTCACGCAACGAGCCATAAAGCAATACAGGGTCAAAGTTATCGCCAAGCCAAGAAGTGCCTGCATCCACAATAGACTGTGGGTAGAAGAAATAATGCAACTCAGCCAAATAGCCACTATTTGGGGTTGGTCCAAGGATTAAGCTAAGCTCGTTTGGGAAAGTAAGCTGTGGCCCAAAAATAGCGTAAACCTTGGGGACGCCGGTAGTATTAGGGTTTGGATAGGCTTCCCGAATGTAGTTCACGTCTTTGTTAATCAAGTAGTAATACTCTCCGTTGACTACAATAGCCAGGGAATAGACTGATAAAAAGTCGCTTGGGGTAGATAGATACTTATTACCATTAGTCAAGTTTCCCGTTACGTTCTTGCGTAAGGAAGGGAACTGAACGGTGTTATATATGCGCTTTTCTGCCTGCTTTACAAAGACAGGAATATTGTCATCAAACGTCTGTTCGAAGTTTTCGGTGTAGTCTTTGATTGCTTGCCGTAATTCGGTGTAGTTCATGATCCCGTTGCTTTCATGTTGCCTGCGTAGGTTACTGCAATGGTCGGATTAGAAACAGGTACAGGAACCATGCCATCAGCCCCGATAGCGCTATCTCCAATGACGCCAATATATACGTTAAACGTATCATCAGGAATTGGGCGAGGTTCTTGCAGCGCAATAGCGTCTGAGACATTACGGCGTGGCTCCAATTGTGGATGTTTTGGCTCATAGCAATATTGACATGTTTTTAGACCCTGCCACTCTTTGCGAAGGGCGTTAAGCAAGAATCGCTGTCCACAGCGATCACAGGCACCCCAAGCAAGTCGTCCTTGTGCATAAGCCATTAGTAATTTAGTCGAGTATCTGGGACAGCATAATAACTAGCCCGATCACGGTCAAAATCAGCAATTCTCTTAAAATCTTCTTCGTAGATTTGCTTAAGAAGAACCATACGATCTGGCGCTTTTTTCATTGAAATAAAATAAGACAAACCTGAAACCAAACAGGGCAAAAACTTAAAATTTACATCTGCTGTATTAGTAAAACCGCCAGCATCTTGAATCCTGCGAATAGCGTAATACACAAAAGTATATGGCTGGGAATTATCTGGGCAAGGAAAGAAATATGCCTTTGGCTGATTAGTGTGCTGGTAGTAAAACTGCGCTGGGCGCCCTAGAGTGCCTGTCTTATTTGGTGTATGCAGCCATTCTGCTTGGCTAAAACGATTGAGGGTAATATCAATGTTTTGCCCGGGGCTTTGGGGAGAACGAACCACCGCAGACAACACATCTACTGTATCAGTGGGTAGATTGTATTCGAATACGTTGGCGGTTAAAGCCTGTGATCGTTCTTCTATGGTCCATAAATTCAAGCCACGACTAGCCCAATCTAAAAACAGCAAGTTCAGCGAGCGCCTTGCCGTTCTTAAATCGTAACCTGTGCGAGACTCAATACCGCAACGCTCGTACGCTTCGGTAATCAGTTCCTCAATGTCCAGGTCAAAGGTAGTTGTACCTGACGTGGCCATTAGTTATTAGAAGCTGGTAGGTTGTGGAATGCGCTGAGTTTTTGGTGTGTCTACAGTACCTTCGTACTTTTGCTTGTCAAAGTTGACATCGACAGGAGCTGGCTTTTTAGCCTGCTCAGTTGTCTCAGAGAACACTGCACCAAAACCTTTGATTGCTGCACCTACGCCACGTTTTTTGCTCATGATAGCTCCTTATTTACATCCACGTTTCATCATACCGCCCATTTTTTTGTGGGCTACCTTTGCTGGCTTGCCTGCGTGAGCAGCCAATTTTTTATCTTGCATCTTGTCGTAAGCGGAAGGCTTTACATCTCCGCCTTTTTTATACGCAGACTGTGGTGCAATCATAGGCAAGTTTTTAGCCATTTTGCCGGGTAGCAAAGCACGACCTTGGCGATCAGCTTTTGCACCGCTAGAAGCTTTAGTTGCAGATTTTTTCATCTCGCCTCCTTTAGCGGCTTTGATTGGTTTGCCCATAGCCATAAGCTTGTGGCGGTTTGTGTTGCTTGCGTTGTAGTCCATTTATCTTCCTCTCGCTGAACGTTTAACTATTTTAGCTGTTTTAGCCGAATTAATAAACGCCTGTTTGGTAGGCGCACCTTTTGCTCCAACTGGTCTCATTTTTTCGCCAGAGCCCGCAGCGATCCTACGCTTTTTAGCGGCGATATTGGCATATAAGCCGGGTTTTGTTGCCATTACTTTACCTCCGGTTTTGTAATTATCAGGTAAGTCTTGTTGACTCTTTCCACGAACCTTATCCAATACTTCTTTAAACCCTGGATCAACTTTGTTTTTGTCTACCTTGTCTGTTGCATTAGGGTTTTGTTTGGCAGGGGTTGGAGGAACAGAAGGGGCGGGGTTTACACGTTTTACCATTTATTTTCCCCAATGGCCCATAACAAAGCCAATAACTCCTGTTACAGCACTAACTGCTCCACCTGCCCAAATCAGGGCTTTCCAGCCTCCCTTTGCTTCAGACAAAGTTTTTTGGATTATTTGAATCGACTTTTTAATTTCGTCCATGTCTCCAACAAGTTTGTCCATATCTGCTTGAAGGTGTTTAATATCGTTTGCATGTGTGGCTAACTCCCTAGCTGTTTGTATTTCTTCCATTATGAGCAGTTCCATCGTTTTAATGAAGCTTTTGCACGCTCTGCAGGACCTTTAGCTTTCGCTACTACTCCTGACATTCTGGCACAAAACGATTTTTTACGGCCTGCGTCCGCTTTTGTTTTTGGGTTTGGTGCAGGGGCTTTTAACTTGCTACCTGTTGCCTTGTTGTACTTGGCTCTTCCCTTGGCAGTAAGTCCAGCTCCCTGTTTGACAGGGAGCTTTTCTCCACGCCCAATAGCAAGGGAAGGATTCTTAGCCATAAAACACCGTAGCAGTCATGCCAGCAGGGGTTGTTACATAAATACCGTTTGTGCAACGAATGCCGTCGCCAGGAACGCTAATGTTAAGTGACTGAGCTGCTGCTGGGGCTACAAAACTAAACACCGTAGTGCCTGCTGAACCATTTTTAATGGTCAAAGTACCGCCGCCTGCGGGAACTCCGACAACCATTCCTTTGATACGGGCGGGTCCAGCAAACACAGCAGCGTCAGTCTGTGCCGCTGCGATTGCGGTTGATAGGACGTCATATTGAAGCATAATTAATCTCCTTGGTTATTGGGGCCGAAGCCCCATAAGATTAATTAAGCTGGGGTCACTAGACCAGAGGCGTCTGAGGGAGCCCAAGCAGAACCTGCTGTCGCACCAACTGCTGTGTAAATAATCCCAGTGGTATAGTCTACAACCATTTTTCCAGTATATTTACCAGTAGTATTAATTGCGTTTGCAATAGCACCAACCGCTGCCGCTGTACTTGACACTAAAGCTAAATTGGCATTTTTGTTGGTCCAAGTGGTTACGCCGCTGCCGTCGGTAGTTAATACTTCGTTAGCGGAACCGTCGTTTGGAGGAAATACTAGGCTGTAGCTTGCTGCTAGGCCGTTTGGGGCATCAATTGTGATGCTATTTGCGTTGTTACTTTGTAGTTCAACGGAAGTCGAAGAAAATACGCCTTCAAACCCGTTTAGGGATTTAACTGGTCCCGTGAAGGTAGTGCGAGCCATGGTAACTCCTTGTATATGCAGTACATTTTCCTGTAGTCTCTGCATCGTCTGCTGGGCCAGTCTACAGGAACTAAATATCCCAGTTCCTGGTGTATTTATACCCTTAAATTCATTTAGTTGCAATAGATTTTTAGATAAAATGGGTTATCCCCGGAGGCGAATCATGAAATTTACCATTAAGAAGGTTGATTTACGCAATGAGTCTAATAAGACCGTAATCCTATATCTTCAGAAAAAAATACTGCCTTCGGATGCTCCTTACAAACCAACTCAGGGGCATTGGTGGTTAGCTTACACAGAAGAAGGCAAGCCAGTAGCGTTTGCTGGGTTAGTCAGGTCACAACGATTTACAGATACAGGGTATCTTTGTCGTGCAGGAGTCTTAGACGAGTACACAGGACACCGTTTGCAAAGACGCCTAATTAATGTAAGAATCCGTAAGGCCAAGGAATTAGGCTGGAATTGGATTATTACAGATACAACCGATAACCCTGCTTCATCTAACTCATTAATTAATGCTGGCTTTAAAATT